AAGATGGGGCGGAGATTGGGACATGGATACCAAGACCAAAGATAATAAGTTTGATGACTTAGTACATTTTGAGATAAAAAAATAATGCCTAAACAGTTTAAAACATATACACGTTTTGATGGTGGTCTTAACACTAGGGCTAACTCACGTTCTATTGCTGATAACGAACTATCTCAAGCTAATAATGTTATTGTAGATGAATTTGGAATAGTAAAAACTGCTGGATTTGCTAATACAGATACAACAAATTACACTTCTACTGGCGTAGATGCTCAGCAACCAGGTTACGGACTATTTCAAGCAAGGATGGATTATACTGGTGTCAGTGGTACTGGTACAAACACTTCTACAATAAAAACATTTGTAGCGGATACAGATGCTACTTCTGATACTAGAATAGATGTAGCTGATGGTAGTGGTAGTTTTTCGGAAGCTATAGATTTGGGTAGCGTTGCAAATGGAAAAGTAATTTACGATTTAGCTGATGGTGCAGTAAGAGTCTGCGATACCAATGTAGTTAGCAATTCTACTGTTAGTAATAGCGTAAAATGGTTTGGTCATGTAAATAAAAAATTATGGCTAGATGATAGCCTAAGCCAGTTAAATGTTGGTGGAGGTAGTGCCCAAACAGTAAATCAGTGGGTAGTATCTGATGCTCCACCAAAACAACCATTTGCTGGTACAGCTGCAACTGGATTAAATCTTGCCGTTCTTGGTTTTGAAGACACTCTTGAAGGAGTTGCGAGTGGAACTACAGTTACACTAGCTAACAATATAACTGATACTGGAAATACTTCTGGTTCTGATACTCAGCTAGACACTGGTTTGTATACTATTGTTAATTCAGCTGGAACTGATACAGTAGGAATAGCTTCTAGAACAAATAATAATACGCTAGTAATAGATTCTTCTAAAACTTGGAATGCTGCTGGTTCTGATGTAAAGCTATACATATTTCCAGATGCTGGTTTAGGTTTCAA